ACCTGAACAGTATTTGATCAAAGATCTAAACATCAACTTTCAAAACTTGACTGTGACCGCTGTGGCTGCTACTGATACCTTTGTTAATCATCCACAGGTAGGCGGCCCTAGTGGCAGCTATGTGCAGCCCAATGCACCATTCAGTGGTGGCAGTAGATTTGCACATGCTCAGAACGAAGCAGCAATCGATGCAGAACATATTGTGCATTTGAGTCTGACAGAAGGCTTGGACGTATATTGGCCATTTGGTACCAGTGTGTTAGAAAACGTATTCAAGGTGTTCAAGCAAAAAGAATTGCTGGAAGACGCTATTATTATCTACCGTGTGCAACGTGCTCCAGAGCGTAGAATCTTCAAAATTGACGTGGGCAACATGCCAAGCCACATGGCCATGGCGTTTGTGGAGCGTATCAAAAACGAAGTGCATCAACGTCGTATTCCTACACAAACAGGTGGCGGTGTGAACATGATGGATGCAACCTACAACCCATTGAGCCAGAACGAAGACTTCTTCTTTCCTGTTACAGCAGACGGACGTGGATCCAGTGTTGAAACACTAGCAGGTGGTACAAACCTAGGTGAGATCACAGACTTACATTTCTTTACTAACAAGCTGTTCCGTGGATTGCGTATTCCTAGCAGTTACTTGCCAACCGGACTAGATGATGGAGCAGCAGGCAGCTTCACAGACGGTAAAGTGGGTACAGCATTAATTCAAGAATGGCGCTTTAACCAGTACTGCTTGCGACTACAAAAAGCAGTAGTTGAAAATCTAGACAAAGAATTCAAACTGTTCATGCGCTGGCGTGGTGTTAACATTGACAATCAATTGTTTGAACTCAAGTTTAACGAACCACAAAACTTTGCACAGTATAGACAAGCTGAAGTCGATATTGCACGTATCAACACATTTACACAGCTAGAAGCATTCCCTTACATGAGCAAGCGTTTCTTGATGACACGTTTCTTAGGATTAAGCGAGTCTGAGATGGCTGAAAACGAACGCATGTGGGCAGAAGAGCAGGGTGATGTGGATGCAGCACCTGCAGATCCAGCTGGACTGCGCAGTGTGGGTATAAGCCCAGGTGGCATACAGGGCGACATGGAAAATCTAGAAGTTCCAGCAGAAGGCGGTGAGCCCGGTGCAGAAGGAGCACCTCCTCCGGGTGACCCAGGTGCAGCAAGTCCAGTAGGCGGAGCACCAGCTGGAGCACCAGCGCCAGCAATTTAATTGATTTGGGTAAATACTACACTATGAATGTTTTTGAACTTTTTGATCCAATTAACGCAGGTCGTCGTAAAGAAAAAGATGACAATTCTGTGATGAAAATCAGCGATCTACGCAAGACTAGACTTAGCTTAGAGCAGATAAATCGCATGAGAATCATGAACGATGTGCGTAAATTAGAGCACGAACAAAAACTAAAAAAGGTGAATAAACAGTACAAAGCAGCCGGTGGAGAAGCCGCAGCAGGCATGGGTGCGCCAGCAACTGTCTAATTATCTTTTCAAAATCCTTCAAAAAACACCGATATTTCCTGAAATATTGCGTGTTAACGTAAATATTCTTACAAGCCATATTATTAAGGAGTTCTTATGAACAAATATGAAAAACTGATTGAGTATATTGTGAACGACGAGCAGGACAAAGCCCGCGCTCTGTTTCATGATATCGTAGTAGAAAAAAGCCGTGGTATCTATGAGAGCCTAATGGACGACGAACGTGGTCCAGGCGGTGATGCTGTAGAAGACATGGTTGACGAAATTTCACATGACGAAGAAGGCATGCACGAAGCTGATGACGACATGGATTTTGACGGTGAAGACGAAATCGGAACTGACATGGACGACATGGGCGATGAAGACTTTGGCGGCGACGAAGAAGCCGGCGAAGGTGACATTGAAGACCGTGTAATGGACCTAGAATCAGCTCTAGACGAGTTGAAAGCAGAATTTGATGCACTAATGTCTGACGAAGCAGGCGAAGAAGATCATGGCGACATGGACTTTGATGCAGAAGACAGCGACGAAGAAGACATGAAAATGATGGAAGCCGAAGAAGAGGAAGAAGAAGAAGAAGAAGACGAAGAAGCTGTTGAAGAGTCTCGTCAGAACATGTCCTCAGCTGAAAAAATTCGCGAGTACGTTGAAAAAGTATCAGGTGGTGCAGACAAAACTGAAGGCGGCGAAGTTGCTAAAGGTGGCAGTGTAAGCGTTAACAAGCAGAGCATCGTAGCTGGCAAAAACGACATGGGTGGTACATCCGCTAATATCGTTAAAGGTGGCAGCGAGCAAAGCCCAGATAACAAGCCAGTGCCAAAAGCAAGCAATGCCTACACAAAGGGCCAAGGTCAATTAAAAGGCGCAGGTAGCTACGAAAACGTACCTGGTGCTAAGACCAAAGGCTATACAAGCAAGCAGAGCGCCAAAAAAGGCGAAGATGGTGGTACTAACAAGACCAGCATCGAATCTGGTAAGAAGTAATTAGGCGACAATAATATGGCTTTGTACCTAAAAGAGAACCTAACGTTCGACGCAGCCAAGTTAGAATTACTAACTGAAGATGCGTCGGACGGTAAAGGCAAAGATCTCTATTTGAAAGGGATATGTATCGAGGGTGGCGTCAAGAACGCCAATCAGCGTGTGTATCCTATTTCTGAAATTCAAAAAGCCGTTAGCCAAATTAACGAACAACTGAAGTCTGGAAACAGCGTACTAGGCGAAGTTGATCATCCAGATGATCTAAAGATTAATCTTGATCGTGTTAGCCATATGATTACAAGCATGTGGATGGACGGTCATGCCGGATACGGAAAACTAAAGATTCTACCTACTCCAATGGGTAACCTGGTTAAAACCATGTTAGAAAGTGGAGTCAAGCTAGGAGTGAGCAGTCGTGGTAGCGGTAACGTGAACGAAAGCTCAGGGCAAGTCAGTGATTTTGAAATTATCACTGTTGATGTGGTGGCACAACCATCAGCGCCTAACGCATATCCTAAAGCAATATATGAAGGTCTCATGAACATGCGTCATGGACATCGTGCTTTAGAAATTGCTGGTGAAGCTGGAGAAGACCAGCGTGTGCAGAAGTATTTGAGAGAGCAGGTAACTCGCTTGATCAAAGACTTGAAACTATAGGAGAAGGTAAATGTTTGATGCTATCAAACCATTGTTAGATGCAGGCATTATCAACGAGGACACTCGCACCGCTATCAACGAAGCATGGGAAACCAAGCTGAACGAAGCACGTGAGTCTATCCGCGCTGAACTGCGTGAAGAATTTGCTCAACGTTATGAGCATGACAAGTCTGTAATGGTTGATGCTCTTGATAACATGGTTACCGAAGCTCTTTCTGCAGAAATTCAAGAATTTGCAGAAGAAAAACAAGCTCTTGCAGAAGACCGTGTGAAATTCAAACGTCACATGACTGAAAGCGCAGGCAAGTTTGACCAGTTCATGGTTACTAAACTTGCTGATGAAATCAAGGAACTGCGTGAAGATCGTAAAACTTATCAAAACTCTATCAAGGGTTTAGAACAGTTTGTGATCAAAGCTCTAGCCGAAGAGATCAAAGAGTTTGAACAAGACAAGAAAGCTGTTGTTGAAGCCCGTGTACGTTTAGTACATGAAGCCAAAGACAAGTTGGAAGATCTGAAATCTCAGTTCATTCAGCGCAGTGCTCGTCTTGTTAAAGAAGCTGTGGCTACCAACCTTGAGACTGAATTGACACAGCTCAAGGAAGACATCCAAGTTGCTCGCGAGAACATGTTTGGACGTCGTTTGTTCGAAGCATTTGCAGGCGAATTCGCTGTTACTCACTTAAATGAGAACAAAGAAATTGCTAAACTGCAAAGCGAAGTACGAGCAAAAGAGCAGAAACTACAAGAAGCAAGATCAATCATGGAAAAGACTTCCATGCTTGTTGAAAGCAAAGAGAAAGAGATTCGCATTATTAAGGAATCACAAGATCGTAAGTCCAAAATGAGCGACCTTTTGAAACCATTAAATGCAGAGAAGGCCGCAGTAATGAGCGAACTTCTTGAGAGTGTGCAAACTGAGAGACTTCAGAGCGCATTTGAAAAGTATCTTCCAGCAGTACTAAACAATACCCCAGTTAAGAAAGCAGCCGCTAAAGCTGTTCTAAGCGAAGGTAAAGTAGTAACTGGAGATAAGGCTGCTAAGGTCAGCGCACCGGTCGAAGACGCTAACAACGTAATTGAGATCAAGCGTTTAGCAGGGCTAAAATAAACCCTAAACAGGAGAAGGAAATAAAATGACAACCGCACTATTAGAGAGCCGTTGGGGCGAAACAAAAGATGCCCTGCTTGAAGGCTTAAATGGTTCTAAACGAACCACAATGGGTGTAATCCTTGAGAACACTCGCAAGTACTTGGCAGAAAGCGCAACCGCAGGTTCAACTGCTGCCAGTAACGTAGCAACACTTAACCGTGTTATTCTGCCAGTAATTCGTCGTGTAATGCCGACAGTTATTGCTAACGAAATCGTTGGTGTTCAGCCAATGACAGGTCCTGTGGCTCAAATCCACACCCTGCGTGTTCGTTATGCAGACAGCACAACAGACAGTGCAAGTCCATATGCAACTGGTACTACAGCTGGTGATGAGGCTCTGAGCCCATTCAAGATTGCTGTTGCATACTCTGGTCTAGCTGGCGCAAGCGCAACATCCTTTGGTGGTACTGCCACAACTGGTAAAGCTGCAAGCACAAGCACACTAGAAGGTATGCCAGGTAACCGCATTAACGTGCAAATCCTGAAACAAGTTGTTGAAGCGAAGACACGTAAGTTGTCAGCTCGCTGGACATTTGAAGCTGCTCAAGACGCACAAGCCATGCACGGTTTGGACGTTGAAGCAGAAATCATGGCTGCACTAGCACAAGAAATCACAGTTGAAATTGACCAAGAGATCCTAGGTTCCCTACGTTCATTGGCAGCAACTGAAGAAGCATTTGACCAGAGCACCGTTTCTGGTACAGCTACATTCGTTGGTGATGAGCATGCTGCATTGGCTGTTCTGATCAACCGTGTTGCTAACAAGATTGCTTCACGTACACGTCGTGGCGCTGGTAACTGGGCAGTTGTATCCCCAGCTTCCTTGACTGTTCTACAGTCTGCTACTACAAGTGCATTTGCACGTACAACAGAAGGTACATTCGAAGCTCCAACAAACACCAAGTTCGTTGGTACATTGAACGGTGCTATGCGTGTATATGTTGACTCATATGCAAGCGATACACAAAGCGTATTGGTTGGTTACAAGGGTTCGAGCGAAGCTGATGCAGCAGCGTTCTATTGCCCATACGTGCCACTGATGAGCTCTGGTGTTGTTCTTGACCCAGCAACATTCGAACCAGTCGTAGGCTTTATGACTCGTTACGGATATGTTGAGTTAACAAACACAGCAAGTTCATTGGGTAACGCAGCTGACTACTTAGGTGAAATCAGCGTTGCAAACCTGAGCTTCCAATAATATTGGAATAAACTTTTTACCCTCGGGATGGGAAGTTACATTAAAGCGCCGCAAGGCGCTTTTTTGTTGATCAAAAAAATACCCGAGTATATTTCTACACTCGGGTACCAACTAAACAGGATGCAGTCTGACATGCATCAAGTACTATTATATAGCATGTTGCATTAATACGCAAACTTTCTGATAAATAAATTTGTTCATTAACTCGTGCCTCGAGAGAGGACTTATGCAGACCCACTGCGTAGGCCTAGAACGCCACACTACAAGGAGAAACAAATGGGACGTCCTATTAAAAACAAATATATCAATCCAGTTGGTGGATCAGGTGAAGGAATCACAGTAACCGCTGCCAACGCTTCGCCAACATTCAGCAATCGCGGTTTAGGTTACTTTACTGCTAACGTAAGTGCCACAGTTTCGGCACCACAACTAACAGGTGGAAGCACAGCCACAATCAGCACAGTTCACTTGTTTGCAAACGGTGCAGTTAAAGCACTAACCGTTGGTAGCAGCGGGTCTGGATACACATCAGCACCAACAGTTACTTTCTTTGGAGCAAATACTACCCCAGCAGCAGCCACAGTGGCAATTGATGCATCTACCACAACAGGAAACAGTATTAGAGCTAACTGCTTCTTCTACGGACAGAGTTCTGGTGTGTTAACTGCCGACATCGTAAAAGCACGTGGCGCACGTACTTTCTTGTGCGACAATGCAGGCACAAAGCAAACACTAAAATTGGTAACCAGCCCAAATAATAACCCATACAGTGCAAACACTATGACTATCACAGCTGAGTTCATTGACACCAGCACATTTAACGTAGCTAAAATTACCAACCGTAAGGTGTACAGCTCAACTGGCAAGAGTTACAAGTGGACTACCAGTGCTGCACCTGCTAACGTGAGTGCAACAGACATCACTGTGCGTATCAGCAGCATCTAATCATTTTGCTAAGATGATATCAAATGGCTACCCTAGGGTAGCCATTTGTGTTTTGTCATTCCATTCAAACGCATAAATAAAGCAATACAGTGAGTTCATAATGAGCATTATTAAAAACGTCAGCGGCCCTTACATTATTAACACCATCAACCACGATGATCCAATTATTTTGGACTCAAATGTTGTGATCGTTAAGGGCAATCTGCAGATTATTGGTAATACTACAACGATCACCAGCAACAACACAGTTATCCAGGATAATTTTATTGTACTAAACCGCGGCGAAGAAGGCAACGGAGTAACACTAGGATTAGCTGGAATTCAAATTGACCGTGGCACAAACGTAGATGTAGACATCCGTTATGTTGAAGCCACAAACCGTTGGGAAATTACCAACGATGGATCCACATACTATGCTATCGTGGCTACCTCAACTGGCAACACACGATTGGTAGATGATCCATCTCCAATGATGTCTGGTAACTTAAACACCAACAGTCAGATTATTGTAAACGAGTTTACAGCCAACATTGTGATTGACCCATTGGATGTGGTAGAAATCTGGGGCAACTTGGCAATTTATAAAAACGTAAATCAAGCGATACCAAATATCGTTCCTCATCATTGCGTGATTTCTACATCCAACGTGGGCACTGGAGGAACAGGCATTTACGTTACCAACGACGAAGGCACTATCAACCAAGAGTTAATTTCTAAATCCAAAGCGGTAGTGTACAGTATTATATTCTAGGAAAAATTAGATGGCAATTACCAATTCTACAGTAACTGATTCAACTGCTGCCGCAGTTTATTCATCATCTGGCAACACTGCTGTAACCACAGTGTACCTGTGCAATAAAACACCAACCAGTTGCATAGTCAATCTATTTGTGGTTAGTTCAGGATTTCAAGCCAACGGCGAAAATATTATATACAGCAATTTGGTTATTGCTGGCGACGACACATATATCATGGAAGCAGAACGACTACTGTTTACCAGCGGGGACTCACTAGCAGCCAATACCAATATTGCCAACAGTGTAGTGGCCACAACCAGCTTTACGAGTATCTAAACATGGGAAGATTTGTAAAAAATCGAGAACTACCAACACAGGGATATTCTGTGCGTTTGCCATATGGCGGAACTGCACTGCGCAATTCCAGTCCTCAGAACGGACTGATTCGTTACAACACAGACACTACCAGAGTAGAAGTGTACTACAACGGTGCCTGGAACAGCATGGCCAAAATTGGTGTGGCAACAATTGTTAAAGACAGTCAAGGAGCTACATCTCCTGGAGCCAACCTTGAAGCAGCAGATGGTAGTAGAACAACTTTTACCATGAGCAAAAGCTATGCGTCTGGACAGGAAACACAAGTGTTGATTTATGTGGGTAACATTTTTCAAAATCCGGGCGTAGCCTACACATTTAACGGAACTACCACAGTGACGTTTACTAGCCCTCCACCTTTGGGGCAAACTGTAATTATTCTGCACAACTTGCCAAGTACAGAAGCGGCCTAAGCATCCGATAAATAATCAGTAGGAGCGCATATGGCTATTGGAAGAGTAGCTGGGCCCATGTTACTGCCAACCCTGGATCGTCAAGGGGTTAGTCTTAATTTTGTAACTGATCCTGGCACAGGTGAACAATCTTTATTATATTTAGATTTTAGCAACTTCAGGCTGGGTGTCAACACGACAGTAACCACTGAGCGTCTAACAGTTGACGGTAATATCAGCGTTAATGCCTACATAAAAACAACTCATACCAATCAGCATCTGTACATACAAGCAGATGGCACAGCACAAGCAATTGTTAGCAACATCAATGTGCTGAAAGGCAACATCAATTCAACTGACATTGGATCAACTGTTGCGTCAACTGCAAAATTTACCACCGCTAACACCAGCGGCAAGCTCACTGCAAATACCATACAAGGTGAAAATCTCACACCTGGGCGCATTGTGTTCAGTGATGGCAACGGACTCAACGACGATCCAGATCTATTGTTCTTTACTGGCAACAATACGTTCTATGCAACCACAATTGAGAGTGCTGGTACAGTTGGTTATGCAAACTTAAACATCACTGGTGAATTTAACTACCTACTAGGAACAGATGCCACTGTTCCATTTTTTGCAGCAAACGGAGTAATGATAGTAGATTCTGCTATTCGTTTCTTCAAAGCAAACAGCACATTCAGAGCCAACAGCATACAACTGTATTCCAAACCCGTGGGCGGTGTTCTGTTCATGGACGGATCAAATGTTGTATCCACGTCTGACTCTATTAACTTCATCGGATCAACCTTTTACTCCAACGGTATTACTAGACCTGGCAATTTAAGTATTGCTGATCAAACAATTACTGGTTTGACCACAGGTGGTAACATTGTGCTGTCACCACAGGGCTTTGGTAGCGTGGACGTGGCTAACCACAGAGTTATTAGACTAGCAGAACCAGTATTGCCGGATGATGCAGTTACCAAAGACTACGTTGACAGTCGTATCAGCGCCAGCTCGGTGAACACAATTGCTGCACAAAACTCATTTGTTAAAGTACTAGACAATGGCACAATAGCCAACGTTGAACTCAATCTCAACGGAACCACTGCTGCATTCTTTACAGACACAATCAACTATATCAGCGATTATACTTTCTATGATAACCAGTTGAACACCATTGCTGGTGAGATGGTTCTGATTGCAGCAGACAACAACAGAGTTAGACTGCAAGTGAACAGTGCAGTAACAGTGCCTATTGGATTGACCACACAGCGTCCTGGCTTGCCAGCAGTGGGCGATTTGCGATTCAACACAGAGTTACCTGCGTTGGAATGGTACACTGGTAGTCAGTGGGATGCAGCCGCAACTGCTGTAAACATTGCCAGCCAACCAATTACACCAAACGGAATTGATAACATATTCACGTTAACTCAACCCGCAGACACTGAAAGCGTGTTGATCAACATCAACGGCGTGATACAACAGCCTGGTGCATACACAGTGGTTGGAACCACATTGACATTTACAGAAGTGCCATTGGTAACAGACATTATTGAGATTCGATTCCTAGCAGGTGCGCTGGTTTACGCATCCAATCCAATTTTTATCAACAGCAACTATTCAAATGTGCAAACCACAGGCACAACAGTGGATAGTTTTTATGTGACTCAATACCGCACAGCAATCTATGATTTCAGTGCAAAAAACACTGCTCTAGGGCAGTTTCAGGCCGGTGAAATATACCTAATACACGACAATGTCACAGCCAATGCCGTTGTAACAGTAAAAACCACAGTGGGCACAGCAACCCCACTCATGAACTGGACCACATCAATCAGCGGACTGGGTCTAGTTTCTTTGGTAGCAACCGCTGCATCTGCTACTGGAAATACCTACGTTAAACTGAGCAGAACCTACTTTAACGACAACTAATCTGCGCAGATAACGAAATCCTAGGCTACAGCCCTGATCTGCCCAAAAAGCATAAATAGATAAACTATAGTGCTTTTTCAGGAGCTTGGTCCATGGCCGTTACCAGAATAAAAAATAATCAGATTACAGATGCAACCATTGAATATGGTAAAATTAAGCCGTACACCCTTGTGGGTACGTTGTTTAATCCCGAACTTACAATTAATTCTAACTTAGTATTAAATGGTAACCTAAGCGTATCTGGAACAACTTCCACTGTAAACAGTGTAAACACATTAATCAATGATCCGTTGGTTATCTTTAACAACGGCTACGTTGGATCGCCTGCATACGATGTTGGTATGCTGGTCAACAGAAACCTAGATCCCAAAAACGCAGCCTGGATCTGGCGCGAAGCCAACGTTGGATTTGCTGGTGTACTAACCAGCGAAACAGGAACAACAACTGGTTCCATTAACAATTATACCTATGCAAACTTAACCATTGGTAACACCATTATTGACGCTTACAGCGTTGATAGCGTGACCGCTGCAACCGGAGCATTCCAGGTACGTGGCGGCGCTGGCATCAGTGCTAACTTGAATGTTGGTGGCACAATGACTGTGCTGGGCGCAGGCACAGGCGTAGTAAAAATTGATAGCAATACTCCTATCACACAGATTACTCAATTGACCAGTACTCGTTACGGGTTGATGATCACAGACACAAACAACAACGGTGCATTTGCATTGCGCACTGGCACTGCCAAGGGTGCAGAGATTCATACCTTTGGTGGCACAAACAATGACATTTATATTCAACCAGATCGCCTAAAGAGCATTTGGTTGCCTGCAGGTAACGCTGCTGTTTTAATTGACAACAATATCAACAGTACCCTGGCCAATGTTGGCGCACTGAACGTAACTGGCAGTGGTGGTATCTTTGTTGGTGGTAACTTAAACGTAGGCACCAGCGCAAGTTTTGAAAGCGGCCGCGTGTATGTACAGGCGCCAGCAACACAGCCTAACACCATGGCAGTGAGCTATGGTACTTTGTACACAGGCCTAGGAGCCAATGTTACTACCATTGGTGCTCATATTGGCAGAACCAGTGTTGGTGATCGCTCAACCATAGTTGGCGCAGGTGCAGGCAATGCCGCTCCTGGCACAGACAATACTCTGTTTGGTCACATGGCTGGCGGCAGCATCAGCGGAACCAACAACAGTTTCTTTGGTACCTTTGCAGGTAATGCAGTAAGCACTGGCAGCTATAACGTTATTCTTGGTAGCTACGACGGTAATGTGATTGCCAGCTTGAGCAATCAAGTGGTTGTGTCTGATGGATCTGGTGCTCCTCGTATTAGAATTGATGCAGGCGGCAATGTATTTGTGGTCAGCGGATTGAACAGCACAAACAGCAATGTGGGTGCGTTTGTTGTACAAGGTGGTGCAGCCGTTGGTGGTAATTTGAACGTGGGTGGTCCAGCTGCATTCAGCAGTGGCCGTGTGGTGTTAGAAGCTACACAAACTTCGGTGCTGTTGGCAGGCAATACAGCAACCACATACCTAGCAGCTGACAGTGTTTTAATTGGTCAGAAGATTGGTAGTGGTACTATCTTTGGTGTCAAGACAACCATCGTTGGTAGCGAAGCCAGCAACACAAATACCAATGCAGTTGAAAACACACTGATTGGTTATCGTGCAGGTTACAGCGGCCCAGGACAGCAGACCACTGCTGTTGGTAGCCAAGCAGGTCTAAATTTACTAAGCAGTGCAACCAACAATCAATTGTTTGGTTACAATGCTGGTAGTCAACTGACCAGTGGCGACTACAACGTAGTACTTGGCGCCAACACCATGACAGGACTAGAAACTGTCAACAATAATATTATGATCAGTGATGGACAAGGCACTGGTCGTTTACAAATCACTGAAACAGGTGTAACAAAGATTTTTGCAACCACACAGTCAGACTCTGCTGCCAGCGGCGCACTGATAGTGTATGGTGGTATTGGCGTTGGCGGTAACAGCCACGTTGGCGGTAACCTAACAGTATCCGGTAACTTAACTGTATTGGGTAACACAGTTACCATTGGCTCACAGAACCTAACAGTCCAAGACTCAATCATTGAATTACACACTTTTGCTAACCTAGCAGCTCTCACAGTGGATGATGGTCGTGATGTTGGTATAAGAACTCACTATTACAAAGGCACTGACAACCACGCATTCATTGGCTGGCAGAACAGTACTGAAAACTTTGTGTTCCTGCAGGATGCTACTGAATCAGGTGGTGTACACTCTGGTACATACGGTAACGTACAGTTTGGCAGCTTGTGGTTAAGCAACTCTACTGCGGCCAGCGATCAAGTTACTGGTGCATTGGTTGTCAAGGGCGGTATCGGTACTGGTGCATTGTCTTACTTGCACAGTGCAACAGTTAACAACAAT